TATCGCCAACTTCTCATACCAAAACCTAAATGGTTTTTTCCTATTAGTTGACCCATAAATCTTGTAAAGTTACCTGAGCCATCTGGTATCATCTTAACATTTGTAATACCCATATGATTTGCCCAAGCATTCATTACATAAGAATCATTTACTGATACACAATAAACTTCATCTACTGCAAATTTTTTAATTGTCTCGTAGTTCTCTTCAAAACCTGGTAATTGTTGTGATGAACAAGTTGGTGTAAATGCACCTGGTAAGCTAAACAATACAACTCGTTTGCCTTTAAAATAATCGTCTGTTGTTTTATTCAGCCATTGTCCACCGATAGCACAACCACCATCTGTCTCAACTTCATCACCAATTCTAGTTCTAAAAGTAACCTTTGGTATTTTCATTCCCTTAATCATTATATTTCCTCTGTTCACGTTGCCACTTCTTATAACCAGCCGCCCATTGTTGTGGTGTCTGTGATTTAGGTATTGACCTCTCTATAAGATACTCTCTAAATTCTGTTAATCTGTTTATAAGATATGTAATTAATTTAATCATTCTATACAATATATCAAATTTGCTCAAGATTGTCAATGCTGGAATAGTCAACATAAAACAAGTTTTGTTGGCCTTCCCATTCAGCCACAAAGTTATTCACATTGTCTTTTAATCTTAAATCTCTGTTGACTTTATAGAAAGTGGTATCTGGAAACCTGTCAAATAGTGATTTCCATTGAGTCACCCAATTTACGTGTGGTGTAGGACCATTCTCTTTAGCAACATAATGTTTTGTGCCTTTGTAAATATTGTTGACGGTACTTGTAGTTGATTGTAAATCGTGGCCTATCATAAAGACCTCTTTGGCACCTAAATGACAAGCAACATAACCACTAGACGGACCAGTTGCCCAACCTAGGTCTGTACCCATTACATCTTTTAAACTATGTGATTTATCTTTTGGTTGTATCCAAGAAACCTTAACTTGACCTACACTTATATTCTTGACATAAGTTTGTATGTCACCAATACCTAATTCTTTTTTCTTTTCTAAATTTTCTTTATTCTTTTTGACAATATGTACTGCACCCTCTAATCTTGAGCCGTGAAATACAAACTCTGTTGCCTCACCTCTATTATTTTCTTGTAATATGCCTTCTCTTCTTAACTCTTCTACATCACCTTTAGATACATTACCCTCAACAATCATTCTATACATATGAGCAGGCACTTTAGTCCAATCTCTAAAATAACCTGGTATCTTATTACAAATACCTGTATGGTATATTTCGTGCATTACACCGTGGTCTACGGCACAGATAACATCTGGTGTAAAATCTCTATGAAGAGCATTACAGCCTACAATTGTACCTAATGGTCTCAATCTTTCTAAATCAAAACCAACTCTTGATTCACCATTACCAATTAAAAATGCTCTATGCATATGAGGTTGCTATCATCTTAATTAAAAAACACATTATTAATAATCCTGGAAAAGTCATCTTTGTTCTTGTTGCCAGAAAGGCACCAATTTTAAAACCTATGAATATGCTTAAATATAATAATACTAATAATTGTGATGTCATTGTACAAAATAATTTAACACGCCTAACAAATAGATTGCAAAAGATATTGAGTTCAATACAATCAATGCTCTATCGTGCCATAGAACACCAACAATACCCCAACCTAAAACACCTACAGCTGCAACTGCCAAGTTCCAAGGATATAAATTAGCAGACGCCAGTATCATACCCATAATCAATATAATACTTGAAGCCCACTTGATATACCAAGATAGGTCACCTTTTGGTGTTACCTTTTTAAATACTCTACTTGAATTTAATTTTTTGATTTTATCATCTAGTTTTTCTTTTATCGGTGTTATATTATCCTCCATTGACAAATACCTCTTTCATTATCATTTTCGCCTCTGTCATATTAAAGTTCAGAAACGGTGTTAGTCTGGCAATCGTATGTGAGATTTTAGGCCAGACAACTTTCTCACTAATATTTTTATCCCAATCTTTGATAAACGCAATATGTTTATCCAAATAGATGGCGGTTTGGTAGTTAATTTTCCTTTGAATAAGTAATCGTAAGACTCTAGGGTGTTGTCCACTATGTACGCCGAAACCATCATCAAAGCGAATATTACGAGAGCTAAAGTCATCCATAATCCGTACACAATCGTCCCTAAAATGGTATTTAAAAGACTCATTATATTTTCGGTATCTGGTATAATTCTCAATACTTTCATTTGTTATAAGGTCACCAACCCACTTGTCGCCAGCAATAATAAAATTACTAACAAAAAAATCCAATACGTCTCGTTCATTAAATCTTTTAGATAGCTTATGAAAAAAATATCTATCTTTTCTTTTAGTGAACGTATCCAGTTTTGCATTTGTTTTTCCTCCGTACTTTATATAATCATATGTGTCGGTAGTAAAATGTAATTTAACACCAAGATATGTTTTATAGACATCAAATCCACCATACATTAATGTTTGTCCCTATTCTCACTATAACCATAATCACTTACAATACTTATAATAGCAAAAACCACACCTAATAGTATGATACCCCATAGACCTCTGTCCCATTCTACAAACAATACGTGATATAAGAATTCTAGGCCATTCATACAGGTAAAGTACCACCTTTTTTAATCTTTAGCATATTGGCATTAAGAGCCTCTGCTTTGATTTTTTCTTTTAGTGATTTAGATATTAGTCTAGTTGTGGTTTCTATTTCAATATTGTTTAATTCACAATAATGGACTACCGCTTCCATATATGAAATAGGCTTTTTCTCTTTGACTATGTTATTAATTATATTTGTAAATTCTTTACTATTCATAGGGTCATTTATATCACATTATAGTTAAAATGTAAAGCGTGGTGTTTCTGTTGCCAAGTACACCACAAACTCCGTTACCTAATATTAGGCAGCAAGGGCAAAATTTGAATTGCCATTTAAAAATGCGTTTAAGTACGCCTACTATTACTCTCTTATAAGTCTTTCAACATCTGTCGAATCCTAGCACACCCCCCATAAGCACACTATTTACAAAGGTCTTCATAGTTTAAAGTATGTAATCTATGTTTACTTAAATCACCTTGGTGTTTGTAAGTAAATAAATTAAAAAACCATTTAAACATAAAAATCTCCTCTAATGTGTTTATGGTGGAGGTGCCGAGATTTGCACTCGGGTCCAGCCTGTTTATTGCACTTATAGTCAACAAGTAATTCTATGTACGCTCTTTGTGTGAATACGCTAGGTCAAAAGAGTGAGATACGATACAGCTTTCCATTCCATCTGGACTGGTTAATACAATAAGTTGTTGACTTCTATCTTTTGAAACAAACGTATATACAAAGTAAGCAGAAGGATTTTCTGGTTGTGCCCCTTCTCTCGCTACGGAAAACGTTTCTGGAAAAAAATCAAACTTTTGTATGTACTGATTCACAACCTCACTAGGACCACATTGAGCAGGTAAACCTAACGGTGCTAGTCCATACATTCCTGGATTTTCTAGTTCGTGGTCTGCCTGAGCAGTAAACACAACAAAGCTAAGTAGCAATGTTAATATTAATTTTTGCATTTTGTCTCCTGTGAGACTTAATAAGTTTGATTATTGATTTATTTTTTTTTATTAAGCTCTTCGTAATATTTATAAAAGTCCTTAATAGATTTCTCTAGGTCAGACATATATGTCGCTTTATCTTTTATAAAAGCATTACAAGAACCATCTTCACCTGATTGTAAAATAACAATCTGTTCTATGGGAGTACCGAATAGCTCTTCATACATAATTGCATAGGCAGTACATTGCATATAATAATTATGATTCCAAGAATCAATACGTTCTTTGTTTGCTGTTTTAAAGTCAATAACGGATAGTTTACCATTGTACTCAGCAATACAATCAACTTGACCAGCAAGGGTCAGTTTGTGTGAGTACATAATTTTTTCAAGACAATGAATATTGTTAATCTGGTCAAGATAAGGTTTCATTAACTTAAACATACCTAGAGGCAATACATCACGAATAGCTGGTGTTTCACCTTTTAGATATTGTTCAATAAGAGTGTGTACAGCTTTACCTCTACGTGCCGCTCTGGCCATTTCCCATTTAGCAGCCGCTTCACCAACATTCTTACGCCATTGTTCTAAACCCTCTTTTTTCTGAATAGACAATATTGTTGTGATTGAGGGATAATTTTTACCATCTACTTGGTAAAACCTAAAACCATTTAAGTTCATTCCCTTTGTATTAGGAAATTTACTCTCGTCTAGTTGTACAAAATTCTTCATTATAATGTTCCTTGCATATAGTTTAACACACCAGCTAGTATAACAAATAATAGACCTATTGCTAATAGACCACGTACTGCGTTTTTAAATACTACCAGTTTCTTTAATATATTCTTTTTATTCATATAGTCATTGTATAGTACATTATCAAGATTGGCAAGCCTAATTTGACCTGTAATCAAGATAATGATTTCTTATCTTTTCGGGACTTTTTCTTAACTCGTCCCTATCTTCTTTTCAGTTAGGCGAATAAGACTCATAACAAGTCTTGTTGTTTTCATTCTTATATGCACGTAATATTTGTTTACGGTTTTCACCATCAGCACGATAAGAACAATGTACCCACCCCGAATTAGGTTCATCTAAATTGTGGAATTCCAATATCATCTGGTCAAACTCACAATTTTCCGAAATCCACTTTACTAACTCAGCGTTGCTCAATCCAAACACCTCAAAATCGGCCGCCTGGCCTTTGGCGTGCTGTGAATTTTTGCTTGAGCCTATGGCTTCGCACAGGTCAGGACTACGATACCCGCTAGATATGGTAACTACTTTACCATAATGGTCTCTGACTTTTTGTAAAACGTTTTCACATAATGCTTTTAAGGCATTCATATGGTCTTCACTAGGGTTATTATTAATACCCTTACGAATAGCCGTTTGTGAAGCGGTCATTTCTTTTAGACTAAAATTGGGACTTAATTTCATTTAGTTTTTCCTTTGCTTTTAATTTAAGCTTCTTTGCTTCTTTCAAGAGTTGCCAAGATACACTTGACCTATCTACTCTACGTTTCTTTTCTAAAATTTCAACTTCTCTTTTCATTTCTTTGTGTTGTTCTTTTAGATTCATATATTATCCTCTTGTTAGTTTTAATAACTTTTCTATTTGTGCCTTAATAATTGGTGCTCTGTTTGGCCAATGTATGTAAGGTTCATCACTCTTCATCAAGTTATATAAAAATGGTAATATCAGTTTTTCAATATCTTTGAATTTAGTTTTTACTTCTTCATCTGATATTTCTTTATTAATTGTATCTTTCTCTGCCACGATTTGCATAATCTCATTCATCATAGACTTTATAGATGATACATCTGATTTTACTTTAGATAATTCTACATTTTGATTGTCAATTGCTTGAGGGTCAATAGCAGGCTGTGAAGATGGTGCCTGTGATACTGGTGTCATTCCCCAATCATCATCTAGGTCAAAACCTCTCATATAATCTGGTAAATCTTTTGCCATTATTTTTTCCTCGCTTGACGTTTTCGGTGTTTTTCTACCACCTGTTTTGTTTTTATATCTTTGATAGACTTCTTACCATATCTATCTGCAAATGGACTGGTTGGGTGTGCTTCTGCAATTCTGGATAAGTTTTCTTTCCAGCCAGAGTCATTCTTCATACCACCAGTACCACTAACTATATTTATTGAAGTGATAAGTTGTTTAATGTGTTTGTTTTTCTTTAAATATGTCTCTTTATCTGCAATAGACATATAGTCATCAAACACTTTACCAGTTTTAGTATCTTCAAAGGTATAAGTTGGCATTAATAACTCGCCATCACTACGAACACTAAAGCACCTATAAAACCTAAAATCAAAACGTGATTGCCTAGGTTCAATAAACTTTTACCAACCGTATTAGGGTTTTTAGGGTCTATAATCTTATTCATTAACCTTGACTCTTTAATGGGTCTTTAAATGTAAAATACTTATTCAGCATTTCCAATTGGTCATCATACTCAGCTATAATAGCAAGTTCTTTTTCTATTGTCTCTAGTGTATCAGGATGCTCTGCTATACCAGCAGTTTTTTCTAATAACACTTCAACATTTGCCTTATGCTTTGCAATATGTCCTTCAGCGTGTTTCTTTAACGCTTCAATTATTTGACTTCGCATTTTTTTTCTCCTTCAATATTCTACCATAATTAGGCCAACCAAATTTATCTGGTGACTCACCTACATAACGCCATCTTATAACGCCTGTGTTAGGATTTCTTTCGTAAATTTTAGGCCTAGATGTATTGTTCTTCTTCATTGCCATAAATTTTACCTTCTACGTACCAATCTGGTACTTTTGCTGGACTTTTCCAAGTAGCAAATCTTTTTTTCTCTAGTATATAGTAGTTTCTATAACTAGCTACTGCGTCACCATCAACCTTACAATGTTCAGGCATTGCTGGTTTAGGGTCAGTTGCAATTTTATTAATCTTTGCATTTTTAGGTGGGTGTCTCAATAACTCACCTAGTTTTTGAATTGTAATATGGTCGTCTGTATGATTGTATCTTTTTTTATACTCTTCATTCAAAGCCATCATATGTTTGTATAACCACATATAGTTGTAAGCAGATTCAAATAACCATATTGTACTAGGGTGTTTTACCCAACCTGCTTTGTATAGTAAGGCGTCAATATTTTTATTAGGGTGTTTCCACCTTTTAATTCTACGACCATTGGCAGTTTTATCATACCACTCTGTACCATCTTGTACTCTATGACAAGTAGATAATAGTTGTGCTGATTCTAAAATCATTTTGACAACGTGTTTATCACAACTCATTTGAGCTGCAATCACCGGGTCTTTATGTAAATAAAAAATATTCATTAATGTATTGCCTTTCTGAAATAGTCCATCTGGTCATACTTCTCACACAATGCTTTAAATGTATTATACCAAAAGTTTTTACCCCAATCAGTATTTGCTTTCTTACATCTGTCTTCAGCGTTCTTGATTCTTCTCATCTGTAAATCAGGATGGATTATTCTATCTATATCTGCATTTGTAATCATAGTCTTATTATACCTCATTATATAGTTTTTGTCAAGCGTATTATTTACCTGCGTTGGCACCATTAGTGATAATGGTTCTCAAC